CAAGGTTAGAGTAATACCCACACTATGCAGCGCCGATCACTGGCACGCAAAAAAGGGATATGTAAATACAACGCCAGAGGCCGAGCTGTATTTGTGGGACCATGACAGCGGCTTGGATTCTTTTTACCCGGTGCGAGTATGAGCAAGAAAAAAAGAAAGAAGAAGGCGAAAAGCCGCAGCACGTTTGGGCGGCTTAAAATACCGCCAGACGCGCGCATTGTCGATACTTGTCTTGTTGACGGCGGAAAATACGAAGAAACATATGCAGATTATTACGAAGAAGAAGATAAAAAACACGCACGCACAGCCTAAAAACAGCGATTATATAGACAACCTTAAAAAAGTTGTCTTTTTTATTGTTTTTCTTTGCCTAAGCCCTTGACAAGCCATTACATCATGTTATAATTAGAACAGACAAGCGAACGACGCTTGAAACAAACCTCGAACCGAACACAAAGGAACACACCATGAAAGCACGCAACAAAAACACGAACCGAATCGGCATCCTAAAGGCCGACGCTAAAATCCTCCGCTACTGCGGATACAATGCCCGCGCCGATTTTCAAGCGATGCAAATCGTCGTTAAAAATATCATGTTCGGATGGGAACACACGAAGCTGCAATCGAACGTCGAATCGTGCGTCGTCGTCCCTGCCGAGTATATCAAAGACTCCGAAGCATTCGCCGCCAGCTAACCAACAAACGCAACACGCGGCCGGGTAGCGTACCCGGCCGCACGGCGGCTAAAACGGCGAAGCAACAACCACAAAGGATAACACTATGAAAATCACCGACACAATCAGCGTATATGGTAACAAGGCCAAGCAAACTGCAAATGTCGTCATCGACGGCGTTGACTATGAATTGTACAAGAACATTGACGGCGAGGGCGGCTCTTTTCGCTTGTACGATTCGGAATCTAGCAACACCGTGACTGTCGTAAAGTTCCCCGATTATGCAGACGCTAAAACATACCACGCCAAGGCCGTTGGCAGCAATAAGCACGCGGCGAAACATTGCAACGCTTAAACAAACGACGAACCAAAACCAACAACCACAAAGGATAACACACATGACGAAAAACAAACCACCACTATGCAGATTCGGACAAGGCGACAAGCAGCGCGATTACACACCAAAGGCCGAGCCAGTGCCGCCGGCTTTAATGTACGCGCTGGCAGCGGTTGCGGCGCTGATCGGTGCGGCGTTGGTTATTTTATCTTAAAGGGGGGTTGACACGGCGGCGCGCCGTGCTATACTTATTGCGGACAGGGCGGACAGGGCGGACAGGGCGGACGAGGCGGGCTAGGGTTCATGGTTAGGGGTGCTCGCGGCGGAGGTAAAAGGCCGACGCGGGTTTTTAGAAGTTTCATCACCACCAACAGGAGTTTAAAAAATGTCGTTTGATCTTTCAAGTATTTCAACAGCGCGAGCACTTAAAGCGCCGAGGACAATTGTAGCGGGGAGACCCAAAACAGGAAAGAGCACGTTTGTATCAGGCGCGCCCGGCTGCGTGTTTATCCCGATCAAAGGTGAGGAAGGCATTGACGCGCTGGACGTTGCCGCCTTCCCCACAGTCGGCACGCTAAACGAGCTGATAGAAGCGTTGTCGGCAATCTACAACGGCGCAGGCGAGCATAAATACAATCAAGTTGTGATTGATTCTGCAACGTCGCTCGAGCCGCTAATTCACGCTGCAACATGCGAGCGGCACGGCGCGGACTCAATCGAACAAGTGCTTGGCGGATATGGTAAGGGCTTCACTGAGACCTTGGTCGAGTGGCGAAGCGTTCTGCAATGGATGGACGCGCTGCGCAACGATCACAACATCGCCAGCACTTTTATATCGCACGTTGATTGCAAGCAGTTTAGCGATCCGCTAGGCGAGAGCTACGATCAATACGTCATCCGCCTGCACAAACACGCGGCGGCATTACTCGAACAGTGGGCGGATGCAGTCTTGTTTGTAGACCGGAAAGTTTACACAAAAAGCGAAGAGTCAGCATTCAGCAAAACCAAGACCAAGATCGTAGGCGACGGTTCTGCGGTTGTTTATACGCAGCCGTCCCCAGGCCATCCAGCCGGCGGGCGGTGGCCATTCGGCAACTTGCCAGCAGAGATTCCGCTCGATTGGGCAGCGTATCAGGCCGAGGTTGCAAAAGTCGTTAAAGGTGGGCAGTAAAATGGCGGGACTCACGGACGAACAAAAAGAGATCGCACGGACGCGATCCGGCTTGGCGGAAAGCCTAGCGCGCAACTTTGCCGCAAAGCATAACGTCGTAAACCTTGGCGACGACCTGCAAGGGGTGGCGTATGTCGCGCTATGCAAAGGCGTGCAGGACTACGACGCCACCAAGGGCGCGAGCCTTGATACATATTTAACGAGTAGGGTAAACTGGGCTATGCTTTACGCGCTGCGAAAATCTATGCAGTTATGCCATAACGATAAGCTGCGTCCAACACCAGAAAAAGTTACAGAGTGCCCGCCGGAGCGTGCAGATATAGACGATCAGATCCTGCACTTAATGGAAGGGCTATGCAGCAGGCACGCAAAAGCGTTGCATTGTAGGTATATCTTGAAAATGACGATCAAAGAAACAGCAAAAGCGCTGCGCGTTCGTACTGAAGAATGCGGGCCACTAATCAACGAAGCATTAGCAGCAGCAAAAGTATTCGCTGCAAAAACCAATCACCCCCAACAAGGAGCTTAACGCTATGGGAAACCTGAACTTTAATCCTAACGACCACGAACCGACAACAGACTTCGAGTTGTTGCCTGCGGGCGACTACCCGGCGGTTGTCACGGCCAGCGAGATGAAGCAAACGAAAGACGGCACGGGCCAGTATTTAAGCTTGGTCTGGCAAATCATCGACGGGCCTGCAAAAGGTCGAACTATTTTCCAGAATCTAAACCTGGTCAACAAAAACCCGAAGGCGGTAGAGATCGCAAGCCGCGACCTTGCCGGCATCTGCAAAGCAATGGCCCTGGTTAACTTGGTGGACAACAGCAGCGAGCTACATAACAAGCCCGTCATGGTGAAATTAAAAGTTTCACCACCTCGCGGGGATTATGCAGCGAGTAACGACATCAAAAGCGTTAAAGCACTCGCAGCGCAATCGCCACAGCAAGCGCCACCAATGCAAGCGCCACCACAGGCTGCACCGGCTAACGTGTACGACCAGGCTGGCCCACCACCAGCGCCGCCAACGCCAGCGACACAATCACCGCCGTGGGGATAAACTAACCGCAACACACGGGGCGAGGCTTACCACCTTGCCCCATTTTTAATATAAGAAATTGACTAGTATTTTTCTTATATTATAATATAAGGAATTGACTAATGAGCAAATCACAAAAGGGCTACCCGTTCCCAAACTCCAAGCCGTTCCACGAACCAAAAAGCGCCAGAGCAGCGCGACGGCTTAAAGAAAAGCAGCAAAAACTAGCGGCCAAACTGGAAGGCCAATTATCCGGCCTAACTGAGGCTATGCTAAAACCAACCAGCGCAAAGGGCGAAAATGACTACACCAGCGAATAAAACAACAGAAGCGATCTTCAAAACATACGAAGAAAAGCAGGCAAAAACTGCGAAAGAGAAACCGCGAAAAGGGCGGCTTGGCTGCGGGCGTGTGGGCATGAAGTGCGAACGCGCGCTATGGTACGAGTTTCGACAATGCACGCCAGTATCGTTTGGCGGGCGGATGCTTCGACTGTTTGACAGAGGGCAGATTGAGGAACCGCGCATTGTGGCGGACCTTCGCAACATCGGCTGCACTGTTCACGAAGTAGACGCGAGTACCGGCGGGCAATTCGCAGTGAGCGCGTTAGGCGGTCACTTGGCGGGGTACATGGACGGCGCTGCGCTTGGCGTACCAGAAGCGCCAGACGTATGGCACTTACTCGAGTTCAAGACGATAAACAAAAAGGGATTTTCCACGCTAAGCAGCCAAGGCGCCGAAAAATGCAAGCCGGAGCACTTTGGGCAGATGCAGCTATACATGCACCTGGGCGGCTTAAAGTGGGCGTTGTATATATGCTGCAACAAAGACACCGACGAACTTTACGCAGAGCGCATCGAGTACGACAAGGCCAAGGCTGATTTACTTATGCAGAAATCCGCGCGAGTTGTTGAGGACAACGAAGCGCCTGCAAGAGTGAGCGAAGATTCAAACAACTACTTGTGCAGGTTCTGCGATCACAAGCCGCTATGCTTTGGATCACAAGCGCCAGCGCCAGCCGTGCCGTGCGAGGTCAATTGTAGAACGTGCGCACATTCGACCGCAGACACAAGCGGCGAGGGCGGAAAATGGCACTGCGACAAACACAACCATGGCTTAAACGTGACGCAACAAAAAGCCGCGTGCGATTCGCACCTATTCCTACCTTCGCTCGTCCGGATCGGTACGCCAGTAGACGGCGACGGCGACCATGTAAAATACGAAAAGCCAGACGGCACGCAGTTTATCAACAGCGCGAAAGAGTACACCAGCAAAGAGCTTGCGACGTTGCCCGATCCGATAATCGGCGCAGGCCTGGTCGACGACGTTAAAACCGTTTTCGATGTGACGCTTGACACGGACTAATTACTTGGTACAATGCCCGCGAAGTAACAAAACCCCTAACCAAAAAGGAAAACACTATGGACAGCAATGCAGTAAAATCAGTAAAAGGCGAGGCGATGCCGCGAGGGAATAAGATGGTTGTGTTCCAAGCAGAAAAGATTTGTGAACGCATGGCCGAGATGGAGATGCCTGAGTTAGTGGCGACATTGAACGCGGTAAGGCGCGAGCTTCACAAGGTTAGCCCATTCGCTGGCGAGCCGGTAGACTTTGTTGAGTGGGTGCAAAACGATAAAGTCGTAGCTAACGATTACAATCCCAACACGGTGGCGCCGCCAGAAATGAAGCTTCTCGAAGTGTCAATATCAACAGACGGGTACACGCAGCCGATTGTCTCGTGGATGCCTGACGATGGAAACCGCGAAGTTATCGACGGGTTTCACCGTCATCGCGTGGGGAAAGAATCCGCGCCTGTGCAAGCAAGGGTGATGGGATACCTTCCTGTTGTGACTATATCCCAAGACCAAGAGGGGCGTAACGACAGGATCGCGTCAACAATCAGGCACAACCGCGCAAGGGGCAAGCACCGCGTCAACGCTATGTCTGACATTGTTGTTGAGCTAAAAAACCGCAATTGGAAAAACAGCAGGATAGCCCGCGAGCTAGGCATGGATGAGGACGAAATCTTGCGTCTGTGCCAGATAACAGGGCTGGCCGACCTGTTCAAAGATGATGAGTTTTCTAAGTCATGGGATATCGAAGACTCTGAAGCCGACTTCATCCCGCTATCAGACCAAGTAAGTGACGACGAAAAGGCAGCCTTGGGGTTTAGAACCATCAACACCGATGACGCTAACAGGGTATTCCACACATACGATAAATGGGAGTGCCACAAAGCAGGGTTTTACGAGAGTAAGCCACCAGGGGGGAAAACTAAAGACGAGTGCGAGCAATCGTATTACGATGTCTTGACAGACAAGGAAAGGTTCAGCAGCGCTTTGGAGCGTGTAATAGCAGAGTGGGAGCGATCTTGTGAGCACTACTTAACAAACGCATCAATGAACCGGATAGCTTGGCTTGGGCAGGCGGCGGTGTGCTATGCAACCGGCGTGCCTTGTGCGTACCGTGGCGGGTTCTTTTTGTTGGACGAAAAACAGCAGCAAGAGGCGAACGGGGTGGCTATGGTTTATCTAAACAGGTGGCTATTGAACAATAATCGAGATGAAGTAACTATTAACGACGCACTTACAAAAAAACAAGTTAACACATATTGAGGCACCCTATGAATATCAAGAAATACAAAAAAACAGACGTTCTAGAAGCGGCAAGGGATCGAATATCCAAGACATTCGACGGATTCGAGAAAGTGTACGTTAGCTTTTCTGGCGGGAAAGATAGCTCTGTCATGCTTCACCTGGTTATGGACGAAGCTATTAAGCGAGGCAGGAAGGTTGGCGTCTTAATTATCGACCTTGAGGCACAGTACGCAGATACTATATCCCC